CTGTTCTTGTGGTGATATCAGAGAATCTTTCACCATACTCCCCACGGGCAGAACCCTTACGGAAGATTTTAGTACCATTAGTAAGATACTTAGCATCAAGATACTTGAAGTTATCATTGTTTACTAATTGTACAGTGTAGATGTAACCATCTCCTACAGGAAGGATATCCTCATCAGTGATGTACATCTCAACTCCGTTATATTTGTCATAAGTGATAATATCACCATGTCCAAATTCACGTCTGTTTAACTTGATGCGGAAGGTAGAACCATCTGTACCTCTATAAGCTGAGTTTGGTTCAATATCTTCAACAATGTAAGGAAGATCTACAGATACAGGAGTCTGCCATCTATATTCTCCTCTGTGGTTATCCACATTAATTACATTTTTACCCCCAAATGAAGACATTTGATAAAGGGGCATTTCTACTTTTTGAGCCATAGCCCAAAGGTCAACTGGACCTAAATCCATAGGTTCAGCATCTTTTAACATATTCACTAAGTGATAAGAGTCTACATGCGATGAAGCTTGGTAGGCTGTATCTCTTAGGAATATCCCATTGTTTAAAACTGGAGTTGCCATTTTTATATTTGTTTTATTTGTTACTTAATTAAAATCTCTTGAACATGTTTGCTCTTGAGATAGTTTTTTGTGGTTTTGTACTTGTTGTTCTTCTTTCTTCTTCTTTATAATCATTTGGAGAGGTTACTAATTTTCTACCTTCTTCAGTCTTTAATTGTTTTACAGTTCTTTGCACTGCCTCTCTTGATCCAATTTCTCTTACTTTGTTCTTGTATCCATTTGGATCTGCAAGTAACCAAAGTGCTTCAGCAATTAAATCATGTCTTGGTTCTACAAACTGGTATTTCTCTAAAAGGTGACCTAATAAATTTGTAGGCTTACCTGAGATTGATGGATAGTTTGGTTGAACTAATCCGGAGTAAAGTAAACTTTGAGTCTTCTTATCAAGTTTAATTCCCCCTAATTCACCAGCCACTAAAGTAGAATATACATTGTCTGTATATTGTTGAGCTGCTTTTGCTTGCTGTTCTTTTTTAGCTTCTTGTTCTGCAAGTTCTCTAGCTACAATCTTTTCTTGCATTGCATCTAGTTTTGGTTTAAACTGATTTGCTTTCTGAGCTAATCTGTCTAAATCTTGCCAGTCTTGAATCTCTTGCTCAATTTCTTCTGCTGTACCAAAGTTAGTTGCATACAAATATTGTCTTGCAATTTCTACTTGATCTTCTTCAACTTCTGGATCTAATGATCTCATTTCTTCAACATGTGCTAGTGTTCTGAATAGACCTTTAAGATCTGTTCCACCATCTGCTACATATTTAGCTGCTATCTGAAGTTCTTCTGGTAAAGCTTGAAAAAATTCTCTTGGAGTATTCTGTCTAATTTGATTCTCTCTTTCTTGAAAGTTTGCTTCAAATAATTCACGGAAATCTTTTGTAGTATATTCTTCTAATGGTTTGTCATCATCAAAAGGTACTAAAGATCCTTCATCAATCATCTTCTGTGCAAGTTCATAAAGTCCAGACTTATCAACTTTAGGTCTACCTTTATTACCTGCATCTTCTTCCTGAGTAATTAGATTATCTAACTCAGCAATAGTTTCTTCAACTACTTCTACTTTTGCCTCCTCTTTTTCAGGAGACTTGTTGTCAAGGAACGTAGTGTCTACTTTTTCTTTTGAAAAAAGAGACTTTGGTTTTTCTTCTTCACTAGGTAGCATTACATTTTCTGCACCCGGCATTCCAAAGAGGTCATCAATATTTACATCTACTTGTTCTACCGTTGTAGAATCTTTTACCTGTTCTTCTTCAGGATTTAAATTATCCGTACTCATGTTGTTGGTTTTTTATGTTATACTTCAATATACAAAATAAACTTCAAAAATTTATCACTGTATAAATCTTTTTTTGCATTATATAGCTAAACTACTTTTTCTTTTTGTTATCAGATTTATTGTCAAACTTATTTTTATTTACTCTAGCAATCTCAAGCTGTGTATTTGCAATATCTCTTTGTGCTTGGATCTTCTCTCTTTCAATGTTATTCTTGTCTCTGTCAATCATTACTTTGTCTGAATTCTTTTGAGATTGTAAACTAATTTGTTGTTGATACTGATCAGTTTGTCTAATCTCTGACATAGCATCTTGATAATCTGACATCAAGTTTTGATTAACATCACCCATAGCCCCATAACCAGCAGCTCTAATTTCTGCAACTAAGATATCTCTTTGTCTATCTTTTTCTTTTTCAGCAGCTGCAGCATCAATCTTCATTTGCTCAATCTCTTGTTGTTTTTGAAGTTGTTGATCTTGCATTTGTTGTTGACTTTGCATTTCTTGTTGTTTCATCTGCTGTTGTTTTTGCTCAGATGATTTAAGAGCAGTATTAAGTTCAGCAACTGAATCAGATTGAATGATCTTACCAAGGTCATAGATACTTGCTCCTGTAGTATTATTCTGCAATGACATTTGCTTTAATTGCTCAAGAACAGCTCTATGGTTTGCAGTAGTACTACAGAAGATATTAAGATCTCTCATTAAAAGTTCTGTACCATCAATTTCAAAATTAACTTTCTCATCTGCTGTAGTGATATATGATAACCTTGCTGAAGGTTTAGTTGAATGATAGTATTGTGCTAAATCAGTTCTCATCTGGTGTACTCTTGGCATTAAGTAATCACAATGCTGAATAAAAAATACTTCTGTCTGTGCATAAGATGCTGCAACGGCTTGTTCTACACCAGTAGCAGTTTGCTGTGATAACTGTTGACCCATTCTTTGTGGATTGACACCAATTACCTCATATGCTTGTGTCTTGAAATAATTTGCAAGTTGGATTCTTGACATCAATCTTTGTGTTTGTTCAAGATCTAACTTTTGGAAATGCTGGAAGTTTAATGCATTCTCAGTGTTTGTAATAGAGGTATCTAGTGGTAACATTGAGAAATTCTTCATTGCTACATATGCTTTAGCCAAATTACCTTTACCCCAATCTTCTCCTAATGAATGTCTTGGTAATGCATTTTGGTCTAATAGAATTACTGTGCCTAGTTCATCTACTAGTATATCTGCAATCTGATTGTTTACAATATTGTATCCAATCTGATATGGCTTCATTAGATCAAGTAATGCTGTAGATTTTGTATTTCTATCTGAGAATACAGAACCTTCTACAGGAAGCTTACATCCATATAAACTCTGATCTCCTTTAAACTGAAACTTAAGTGGACCTATTGTATTTCTATCAATACCAATATAAATTGGAGCAAATCCCCCAGGATTATTCATACCCCAATAAGATGGAATATTAGGTCCAATTTTAATTCCTCCCCATACTTCATTAATCCAGATCCAATCAATGTGCTCTCCAAATACTAAATTATCTTTTGTCTTGTTCTTAAATAGTTTAGTATCATAGATAGGCTTGTCTGTTACTTTATAATCTTCTGTGATTATCTCATTAGAAACTTCACCAGTTTCTGTAATTTTTGTTAAATGCCCAACTTTTCTTTGTGACTTCCAATAACCTGTAGTTACTCTTACTAAGTAAGATGTTCCTTGATCATAGTAGTCTTCTCCTTCTGAAAGTATTTGAGCAATAATATCACCACCTTCTAGAACTGTACCGTTCATTGCTGTGGTATACTGTCTATATGCTAATGATGGAGACTCAACGTTCCAGTCATGAGATTTTGTAGCATCATAAAAAGATCCATCATTTTGCAATCCACCAATAGTATATCCAGCTGATCTTATTGGATAAATTGACTCTAATGCTTCAAGTTGGTCTCCAGTCATGATGTAACCATATCTATCAATAGCATCTGCTACAGTCATCATATCAGTTTTACCAACCCAATTCGATTGAGATATATATCTTGCATCCGGAGACTTATGATAGAATGTTATTACAGGATTCCAAAGTTCTACCTCATAATCATCTTCCATCATTCTAAAATGCCAGAACTCTCTATCTGTAATAAGCATATCACGGAAAGCTCTTTCTTCTAGCTCATCCATTCTAAATCTTTCTACATCTACTTTGTGCTGATGAGAAGCCCACTGCTCTATCATAGATCTATAATCTTTCTTAAAGAAAGCTTCTATCTCTGGTAGAGATTTGATTTTCTCAGGATTCATTTCTTCTTGAAACTCTGGAGATTCAGGATCCATCCCTTGTTCAACCAAAGCATTCTCAATTTTCATCCTAGCATCTGCTAATAAAACCTCTTCTACTGCTGCTCTTTTTTGCTCAAGCATTTCATTATAAGATAGTTCATCAACAGCACGGTAAGTTAATTTGGTTGATCTTTTAGCAAACTCTGCTACAAGTACATTGATTACATTTGGAATAATTGGGTAGAACTTTAGTTCTAATGCAGATTGATCTTCTTTTGTAAGTAATTCAACTACATCTCTATATTCATTATTCTCTTCTATTATATAATCAGACTTATCAATAATACCTTTAGCTAGTTTATAATTCTTCATTAATCTTCTAGCATTTCTACGGATTTGTTTTAATCCTTGCCACTCTAACCAATCTAAATTCCATGCAGCCCATTCATCATCTTTATCCTTCTTAGGTAAAAATTGAATTGGTTGGGTAACACTGGCCATTTTATTATAGTCAGCCTTGGCACCCTTTTTCATCTGTAAAGCATTATATATCTGCATATCTCTTATTTAAAATTTTTAAATGGGGACTTTTTAAACAGTTTTCCATTTATTGCAGACATACTCTTTCCCATATTACGGAAAGGACTGCTATTTAATTTATATAAATTTTCTGACTTTTGCAAATTTTTAGAGGCTTCATCAAGAATTGTTTTTTTAGCATAACCTCTATTTGATTGCTGTATCTTCATAAAAGCTACCAATGCTGCAAAAGAAACTAATCTATCCACGTTGACCCCATCTGCATATTCTCTCATCTCTTTAATAAGCATTGGATCTGGTATACGTTCAATACCATATGTTGTTTTTACAACTGTTCCGTCTGTCTTTGTCTGTTGATCTAATTCTTCTTTAGTATATTCTATAGCATAACTTAGAAGGTGAGCTTTAAATAAAGTACCTGTGTTCTTCCAACCATACTCTTGAAATACATTGTTATTTGATCCAAGATCTTTTAAGAACATAATCTGACTTTTGGGTACAAGATATCTCTGTTTTTTTCTTTGGATCATATATTGAATAAATAATGAAATGTTATTCTCTACAATTGTCCATGCATTATACCATTCTATTATTAACTCAAGTTGTTTATGTGTTTGATTAATATCATCATATCTTCCACACCATGCAGCAACTATTTTATCTTGCTCTATATATGTTTCTGATTCACCATTAGTAATAGTAGTAACTTGAACAGGAGCTTTCATTACATATATAGAACATAGTGATTCAGAGGTAGTTGTCTTACCTTCTGACACGGGGTCAATAGATGCATAATATGATACAGCAAACTCTGGATCTTTAATTGGTCTTTCCCAAACAACAAGACATCCTCTTTTATCTTCTGTCTTTTTGTTTACAGGAAATTCCATTATTGGTCTTTTATTACTTTTTGTAACTTCTGGTTTTCCTTCAGCATCTGTTGATATATCTAAGAATTCATATCCGTATTCTTTTTCTTCTATTCTTCTTTCTTGTGCAGCAAGAAGATGTGGAGGGAATACAGATACTGTTCTATGATCAAATGCTTCTTTTATATTTCTAGGGTGCTGAGATATCCTTAACTGGTAATCCTCTGGTGCAAGTTCATCTTTCCATTCTTTAAACTGTCTATCTAATGCATCTAGTGCTTCTTGTACTAGTGAATTACCATACTCATCAATATATGGTGGCATAGACCATTGCTCAGGAATAAACAAACCTGAGAGACCATTAGTACCTTTATCATCTATAAGATCTGTTTCTACAGCATAAATATCTTTTGCCGTAGGATTTAAGATCATATCTTTTAATGGAAGACATTGTGATAAGTCACCCACAGATCCCGCAGCTATAAACATTCCTGTAGTTATTAAACCAGATCTCATTGCTGGTCTCATATACTCATATGTTTGATCCATCTTAGGAGCAATACCTGCCTCCTCATGAAAGAAGTATTTAACCGGACCCCCTACACCATTTGTTGGATCTTTCTCAAATGACATACCTTGTATAGTACCTTTAAGACCAACTTCTGTTTTTCTATCTCCTTTTCTTACCTCAATCTTTT